CCGGCATGCCGTTGAGCAGCGTTTCGATGTGGACGGCGCTGTTGTATGGGCACTTGATCTCGATGAGACCGTCCCAGTCCACCAAGCCGTCAGGCGAGCAGCCCGCCAGCAGGGTGTCGTGGGCGATGAAGCCCGTCTCCTCAACGCTGGTGCCGGTGACGCGCTCGTAGGCTGCGCGCGCTGCCGGCTCCTGTTCGGTGCCCCACTGCATCGCGGCGGTGGCGTAACGCTGCACCGGCTGCTGCGTCAGGCGCTCGACGATTAGTTCGGTGAGATAGTCGAGTTGCGCCTGCATGGGGTCGCCGGGCAGGTTGTCCTTCTTCTGCTTTTCAGTCTGCTTCTTGGTAGCAATGGCGTCCTTGAACCGGGACGCCGTGGCTTTGCCGATGCGGGCGGCGTACCAGTCGGCAGTGCGCTGGTCTGCGGTTTCGAGGATCATTCCATCTCCTCGTCAAAGATGCTGATCTGCTCGGGCTTGCCCTCTGCCGCAGGGAACAGCGAAATCTTGACCTCGTTCCCCTCGGAATCGGTCAGGATGATGTGCCGCCAGGTGTGGCCGTTGGCACTGGTGCGCTTCGTGGCAACTACGCCGACGATGCCGTGAAAACTCATGTTGGTGAACATGTCCGCTCCTCAGAAATCGTCATAGAACTCAGGCTCGCTGCAGGCGAACATCGCGTCCGCGATCTGCTGGACGCGGTGCTCGTTATCTCGCAGGAATCGGTTCTGCAACTCAAACCGAGCCGCATCGGCCTGAGCCCGCGTGCCGGCAAACAGGCATGCCAGCAGGACGTCAGCGTGAGCCGCGGCCATGTCTTCCTCGCGCACATTCATGACGTCAAACGCGGCGCCCTCGCGGGCTTGGCTGACGACGCTGAGCCACAGTTGCCAGTCTGCTGGGCAAGCCAGCAAATGGTCGCGGGCCTCGGCTTCGTTTGGGTGGTCTCCGTTGTAGCCGGGAGGGTATGCGGGCCACGTGGCTTCATCGCCAGGCCCGTAGGTTGTCGTGTACATTGTCTGGACTCCTGTGTCGCGCTCGCATCGGCGCCGACGCATCATGCCACTTTGTGCCGCTCTGCGCCTATTGTTGACAGAATTGCGGGGTCATTCTGCGCCGGTTGACTGCCGGCAGTCGGCGGGCTGACACTTGCGGCCCCGACAGGAGGACAAAGTGACCCCCCGACAACGAGACACATTGAACGTCGTCATGAACTACCAGCCGGTGACGACGGCAAACGTGGCCGCCCACTTGGGCGTGCAAAAAAACGCCGCCAACAGATACCTGCTGCATCTAAAGCAAGCCGGTTTCGTGGTCGCGGACGCGATCAACAAAAACAATGTCTGGTATCGGGCGACGCGCCAAGCGGAGGTAGGCGCGACCGCGCGGCAGGCGTATGAGCAGGCGCCGTCAGTCTGGGCGTATGCGGCGCGGTGCGCCGCGCAAGGGGCGAAGCGATGAGAGGCCGCCGCACCCTGCGCGAGGTCATGCTCGCCAATCAGAAATCCGAGGCGCTGTACGCCGCGCTGGCGGGCAAGCCGGTGCGGGAGATCGACATCCCGCCAGAGCCGAAGCGCCGAGCACCAGCAAAGCCCAGCGGCGAGCCGTCAGAAGCCGACATCCTGCGGGCGATTCTGGCGCTGCTGCGGCACCATCCGAAGGTGGCGCAGTGCTGGCGGCAGAACAGCGGGACGTTCCAAGAGCGCAACCGGGACGGGTCTGTGCGGTACATCCGCGCGAACACGGCGCGCGGCATGAGCGACATCATGGGCGTGCTGAGCGACGGCCGCACGCTGGCCATCGAGGTCAAGAGCCGCACTGGGCGCATGCGCCCCGGGCAGGAGGAGTTTCTCGCCACGATCCGGCAGGCCGGGGGCGTGGCGGGGGTTTGCCGCAGTGTCGAGGACGCGCAGCGGCTGCTGGGTGACGCATGACCCGCAAGCGCTCCACCTACCGCCCCCGAGGCATCAACCCCACGGCCCACCTCGTCGCCATCACAGGCGCAGCCCTGCTCACCCGCGACGACCGCACAGTCTGGGCACTGCAGATGCACGACGCACTTGACGCAGTGGCCAAGGGCAAGGCCCAGCGCCAGCAGTGGGGCGTGATTTTCGACGCCGTGAATCTGGCGGAGGAACTCACGCGCATGGGCCTGGCGTCCGACCCTGACGGCGTGATCCGCGAAGCTCAGGACGCCTGCGCCGAGATCATCCGCCGGCAGCAGGCGACGGGGACGCGAGCGGTGCGGGCCGGGGAGCTGGCGGCGCTGCGGTGTCTGAAGGCCGCCATGATTGACATCTTGGCCACAACCACGCACGCGGAGCGATTCCGCGCTGAGGAGCGGATCAGGGCTCGGACGCGGGAGGCGCAGGCCGGCAGGATTCCGGGAGCCGAGGTGATTGATCCGGCGGTTTTGGAGGGGAAATGAATGAGCTGGCTCTTTTCGCGGGCGCTGGTGGAGGCATTCTGGGAGGCAAACTGCTCGGATGGCGCACCATTTGTGCCGTCGAGTGGGAGCCCTACGCCGCAAGCGTACTTGCCGCCAGACAGAATGATGGCATTTTGCCGCCCTTCCCGATTTGGGATGACGTTCAAACCTTTGACGGCAGACCGTGGCGAGGCATTGTTGACGTCGTATCTGGCGGGTTTCCGTGCCAGGACATCAGCGTGGCCGGCAAGGGTGCAGGCATTGACGGAGCCAGATCAGGCATGTGGGCCCACATGGCGCGGATCATTGGCGAGGTTCGACCCCGCTACGTCTTCGTGGAGAACAGCCCAGCGCTCCTTACTCGGGGACTCGGACGAGTCCTCGGTGACTTGGCCGTGCTCGGGTATGACTGCCGATGGACAGTGCTGGGAGCTGCCGACGTTGGAGCGCCGCATCAGCGGGACAGGTTCTGGCTTGTCGCCACGTTTCCCGACGCCGCTTGTGGGCGGAACTGGGCCAAGCACACACGGGCAGATCAGCGGGCAATTCAGAACTCAACTTGCGGCGGCATTTGCAAAATGGCCCACGCCCACAGCACGCGATTGGAAGTCAGGCAAGGCCAGCGACGCCACGATGGAGCGCAACTCCAGGCCATTGAGCGAGCAGATTGGTGGGAGTCTGAACCCGACATGGGTCGAGTGGCTAATGGGGTGGCCGCTCGGGTGGACCGACTTAAAGCCATTGGCAACGGACAAGTCCCACTCTGCGCTGCAACAGCGTGGCGACTGCTGACGGAGGAAAAATGACAACGAAACTCGACTTCAGCGCACTCGCGCAGCGCCTGCTCATCAGCGCCGAAACCCTTGTACCCCAGTGGCTCGCAGGCGGCCGACGCCGGGGCCACGAGTGGGTCTGCGGCGACTTGGCCGGCGGTGAGGGTGACTCCTGCTCCGTCAACCTGCTCAGCGGACGCTGGGCCGACTTCGCCACGGGCGACAAGGGCGGCGACCTTATCGACCTGTATGCGGCTATCCATGAGATCGATCTGGGCGAGGCGTACCGACAACTGGACGGCACGCCAGCAGCGCCAGCGAGGCCGGCGCGACCGCCGAAACCGCAGCGCACGGTGATAACACCGGTCCCCAGCGAAGCCGCAGATCACGACTGCAGGCATCCCATATACGGCGACCCGTCGCAGACATGGACGTACTACGACGGCAACGGCGACGTGCTGGGCTACGTGGCCCGCTACGACCCGCCCGGGGAGCGCAAGCAGATCGTCCCGTGGACTTTCAGCAGTGACGGCTGGGGCATGGGCCAGTGGCCGGTGCCGCGCCCGCTGTACCGGCTGCAGGAACTCGAGGCCCGCCCCGAAGATCCGGTGCTCATCACGGAGGGCGAAAAAGCCGCAGACGCTGCCGCAGCCTTGGCGGGCAGCCCATACGTCTCCTGCACTTGGCCCGGTGGCGCGCAGGCGCTGGGCCGCGCGAACTGGCAGACCCTGCGGGACCGGAAAATCCTGCTGTGGCCTGACGCTGACACTGCCGGCATTGAGGCTATGGAGCGCCTGGCGGCGATCCTGCAGCCGATCGCGGCCGAGGTCAAGATCATCGACCCCAGCGGGCAGCCTGACGGCTGGGACTGCGCCGACAGCGGGTGGACCCGGTGGTCCGACGCGCGGGCGTGGATCGCGCCGAGGGCGGCGCTGTGGAAGCCACCGGCACCCGAGCCTGCAGCGAAGCCCGAGCCGCAGCCAGCAGCGGATCCGACGCCACCCGACAGCGACGAGATCGGGATGCTGGAGCCTCCAGACTGGTACAAGCGCTTCGCGTTTCTGCTCAGTAGCGCGGATTTCTTTGACCTGCATCGTAGGAAACTGGTCGAACGCAAGTCATTCGACGCGGCGTTTCGGCACCACAAAATGCACTCTATCCACGCTGGCGCGAACGGACTGCATGCCCGCGTGACGGCCAGCACCAGCTACGACGAGAACCGCATTGCGATGGGCGCCCGGACGCTGGCCGGCATGATCTACGCGCCCGGGAACGGGCTTTTCGTGGGCTACGACGGAGAGCAATTCGGCAACACTTGGCGCGACGGCAGGCCGGCCGGCGTGCTTGGCGATGTCGGCCCGTGGTTGGAACACGTAGAGCGCATGATCCCCGATCCCGAGGAGCGCCAGCATTGCATGGACTGGATGGCGTTCAAGGTCCAGAATCCCGGCGTGAAAATCAATCACGGCATCTTGCACGGAGGACGGCAGGGGTCCGGAAAGGACACACTCTGGATGCCATTCTTGCACGCTATCGGCGGCGCGACAGGCCAGAATGTCAAAACCGTCACGACCGAGGAAATACAGAGCGCATTCAATTACTACGTCCTGTCAGAGGTTCTGGTCCTGAACGAACTGCGCGAGCCGCAATTACAGGACAGGCGCGCACTCGAAAACAAACTGAAGCCCCTGCTGGCCGCGCCGCCAGAGACATTCTCGGTCAACGAAAAGGGCCGGCACCCCTACCCGGCAGTCAACAGGCTGTCGGTGCTGGGTTTTAGCAACGAGCGAGTATCCCTGTCGTTATCGGCAGATGACCGACGTTGGATGGTTTTGTGGTCAGAAGCCGGAATATTGCCGCAGCATGAGGCCCGCGCCCTTTGGCAGTGGTATCAGGGCGGAGGGCTGGACTGTGTGGCCTACTGGCTGCGGCAGCGGGACGTATCGAATTTCAGCCCCGGTGATCGGCCGCCAGTGACGGATGCAAAGACCGTCATGATGGAAGGCGGCTTATCGGCAGGCGAGGCCCTGCTGGCTGAGGCGATGCGAAACCGGGTCGGCGTGTTCCGGCCTGGGGCGATCATGGGGCCGTGGCAGCCGGTGGTAGACGAACTCCAGCAGGGAATGCAGGATCACAAAATCAGCATTCAGTCTCTGTATGTCGCGGCTGGGCATGCTGGCTGGCTTGATCTTGGAAAGGTCAAAACCAACGAACTGCCGCAGAAGAAGCACATTCTCTGCTCGCCCGACACGCTGGAGCGCTACCAGAGCAACCGCAGCGAGATTCGCCGCATGCTCGAAACCCTGATGCCTGCGGCGAAGGTCTACCCGTTCAAGGCGGGATAATCGCCCCTGCCGGCTCCGCGCGCCATTCCAGCGCGACGGCAGCGGGGGCGTGGCGCCAGCGCCCATACATGGCCAGCACGGCGGCATCCTCAGCCGTGTACCACGCGCGCAGGGCGTCGCGGTCATATGTCTGGCCGAAACTGACGTTTTCAGCGGCCCGCCAGGCGGCGATTGAGTCGACGCCGGATTCTGCGAAAAACCGTTCAGCGGCAGCGATTCCGGCAGCGCGCAGATTGGGCGGCGCGTCGCAGTGCATCAAGACTAACATTTTCGATGCTCCAAAAAAACGCCCCGGCCGGCGATGGGCGCCAGGCGCCGGGGCAACGGGCGCAAGCCCGCAGGAGGAGACAACGGTCCCGAGTGGGGTCGCGCGATTATAGGTCCAGAATCACTGCCAGCAGGAGAGCCAGCAGGATGGCGAGGAGCGCCAAAATCACGGCGCACCCAACTCGTCGTCTTCGTCGTCTTCGTCGTGGGCCTCGCGCCACAGGGCGCAGGCCTCGTCGTTGACCCATTCCACCGTGCGGTTGAACAGCGCAACGGCAGCTTCGGGAGAATCGCACTCCACAAGGTCAATGGGATCCGCCGTCACATCGGCATCACTGCCTTCAACGATGCTGCCCACCAGCAGGTAGCGGACATCGCGCTTGTCCACCTTGTGCAGGTTCTCGCAATGGAACCAACGACCGTCCCATGTCTGCACGCTGAGCCAGG